CTACCTGGCGCACGCCCGAAGGTGACCCGCCGCCACTAGGCGTGAAGATATTGTTGCTGAATCCCGGCGGCGTGTGCGTCATTGGCACCTGGTCCGAATGGGCGGTTGCCTGGGCGCCACTGCCGAGAGTGCCTCAACACATTAAGGAGGTGTTGGCGTGAAAGATTTGACGATTGGCGATGTGATGGGTATCGCCAGAAACACAGGGTTTGATCAGCACGCAGAGAATCTTTTTATTTTTGCGGCGCAGATCGAGTTTGTTGCAGGCGAAGCACGCTTAAACCATTGCATTGAGTTGCTGGAGAAAAACGGCTACAACGATGCCGCTGACCTTTTAAAGGGTGAAGGATGAATCTGAACGATATGGCGAGAAAAGCCTGGGTCAATGGATTGTTAGAGAGCTTCCCACGAGGCGAGTACGAAAAATTGCAATGGGAAGTGCTTGAAGAAATGGTGATTGAACTTGAACGCCGAACGCGTGAACTGGTGCGGATTGCCGAGCTTGAGCGTAAGCGTTGGGGGAAATCATGAGGCCCGTAACCATTCTTGTTCCCGCTTATAAGCCTGAGCACCTATACACGACACTAGCCAGCATTGACGCGCAGACCTATCCGCGCATCAAAGTCATCATTGGCAATCACAGCCCTGATGAGAATGACCACCACATGATCAACGATATGGCGCAGCGCTATGACTTTGAAGTCATTGACACGCACCTTATCTGTCCTGGCGACCAAGTGGCGCATTACGCTTATCTTTGGGATCAGGCAGATTCCGATTTAGTGCGCTTTGTGTATGACGATGATGTGATTTACCCATCTTCAACGTCCTACTTGGTCGATTTGGCGGATCATCACCGCGACGCCGTGATGTTTTGGCATCAACGCCATTGGATTGACGGTGCCGGGCGTTTTCTTCGCGCACCAGGCTTTATCAATCAAGATGAATTGATGAAGTCATCACGCGAGAACATTTTGCGTTTGATGGCGATGCACAAGAACTTTATTGGCGAGCCTTCGTTTGTGATGATGGACCGCTCCAAGTGCGCATTCACCATGACCTACGCGCCACTTGGCGAGTTGGCACCAAGGCATTACTTGGGTGACGTGACTTCGTATCTGGAAGCCACGCGCCACGGGCCGGCGGTAGGTGGTGGGGCGCACCTAGGGGCGTTTCGCTTGCACGCAAACCAAGACTCGAATAAAGACAACCCGCGCCACACATTAGGGATTGTGGATTGGGAAATGTTTATGCGGTATGAATATCTTGGCGGCAACATTAATCGCGTAACCGCTGAAGATTGGGGGCGTACGGTCTTGCAGACTTACTGGGCTGAGATGGAGCGCAGGCCGCAGTTGCGTTTATTTCACTCGCGTTTGTCAGCGGATATGGCGTTTAACAAACTTGCCAGCATGAGCGGGTTTCTTCAGGATTACCACGCGTTGCGCATGAATCTTGCGCATTGATGCGCGAATGTGCTAGTGTCGGCCCCCAAATGGGGGTAGTGCCATGAAAGCCAAGCCAGTGTGGGATAAAGCGCGTCCGAAGTCGTTGGGCAAAAGCGAACCGTTATCCAAGAAGGAAAAAGCAAGTGCTAAGGCTATGGCGAAATCAGCTGGAAGACCCTACCCAAACCTCGTTGACAATATGCGTGCGGCGAGGTCTAAGAAATGAGCAAGCAAGTACGCGATTCAGCCGGGCATTTGTGGCCTGAGATTGTCGGAAGGCTTGGTACAAACACCAACATCACCACATCCGATGTAAGCCAGCAATCGCACGCCGCTGGCACTGGTGTGACGCTGATGCGGATTGCCAACGGATCAAATGCCGGTTATCACTGTCATTTTGAGGTAGGTGGCAATCCAACGGCATCCGAGTTATCACCGATCATTCCTGCTAATACGGTGGTTTACATTACCGTTTCGGCTGGCGATAAAGTGGCTATTGTTGCAGAGCAAAACCACACCATGCGTGTTTCTATGACGGACATACTGCCATCATGATGAAAAAGACCAAAGCCGAGAAGAAAATCTCCAAAGTTATGCGCGAGTACAAGGCGGGCAAGTTGCATTCCGGTAGCAAGAAAGGGCCGGAAGTGACAAATCCTAAGCAAGCCATAGCCATTGCGTTGTCCGAGGCCGGTAAAGCGAAGAAAAAGTGATGGAATGCCCTATTGAAACCAAAGACCCTGTTGCGAACTTAAAGAATCGCAATTGGGCGTTTGCCAATGTAGGTTACGGTCCCGCTAACCCTGAATTGCCTAACCGTGAATTTTGGGACGCCAAAGCCGAAACGTGGAATACGGACTTAGCGCAAGCCAAGTCGATGCGTTGCGGTAACTGCGCCGCCTTCATCCAAACGCCTGAAATGATTGAGTGCATCACAGGTGGTATGGAGGATGAGAGCGGCGAAGAAAACGGCGAAGAAGGCGAAGAGGAAAGCGGCGAATCGTACGAAGAAGGCGAAGGCGAAGAGAACGAAGACTTAGAGATGGCGGTGCAAGACGCCGCCGATCTTGGTTACTGCGAACTATTTCACTTTAAGTGTGCAGCGGCACGCACATGCGACGCCTGGTTAGTTGGCGGGCCTATTACATCGATGATGAACTCACGCCGCCAGCGCGAAGCCGTTGAGTTTCAACGCGTTAACTTTATGCGTGAGGAAGATTGATGATTAAGCGCGGGTCAGAAACGTTTTCTGGTTATAACAAGCCTAAGAAAACGCCGAATCATCCTAAGAAAAGCCACGCTGTATTGGCGAAATCAGGTGATGAGGTCAAACTGATTCGTTTTGGGCAACAAGGCGTTCAAGGTTCACCGGAAGGCACCAAACGCAACGAGGCATTCAAAGCAAGACATGCTGCGAATATTGCCAAGGGCAAAATGAGTGCGGCTTATTGGGCCAACAAAGTCAAATGGTGAACTATGGACGTTGAAATGAACCTTGCTACCGGCATCAAGTCCGGCGAACCTATGGACGAGACTGAAGTTCAAGCCATTGTTGCGGCTGAACTTGTTGACGCTACCAATTTCATTGACTTAGAAATTGGCAATCTTCGCGCCCGCGCCACGGAATACTATTTTGGCGATCCATTTGGCGATGAAGAAGAGGGGCGCAGCCAGGTTGTATCGATGGATGTGCGCGACACAGTGCAGGCCATTTTGCCAAGCCTCATGCGCATTTTCTTCTCATCAGAGAACGTTGTTCAGTATGTGCCGCGCAGCATGGAAGATGCGCCGATGGCAGAGCAAGCCACAGATTATGTGCGCTATATTCTGAACGAAGACAACAATGGCTTTGTGCTGTTTCACTCCATATTCAAAGATGCCTTGGTACGCAAGACAGGTGTTTGCAAGTGGTGGGTTGATGAGCACATTGAAATTAAGAATGAAAACTATACGGGTCTTGATGACGCGCAACTATCGTTGATTCTTGGTCAGGAAGGCGTTGAGATGGTTGACTTAATGTCTGCCGAAGACCCTTCAGCACCGCCGCCCGTAATTGATCCATTAAGCGGCCAGCAACTGACGCCAACCGTGATGATTCACGACGTAACGGTGAGCCGCAAAGTCATCACCAAGCGTTTCCGCGTCGAAAGCCTGGCACCTGAAGAGTTTATCGTTGACCGTAGGGCGCGAACGCTCGAAGACGCAGACATTGTGGCGCACAGAAAACTTGCCACTGTGTCTGAACTTGTTGCCATGGGTTATGACCAAGAGTTGGTTGAGTCCAACACAGGCGAAGACGAACTTGACACAAACATTGAGCGCATTGCGCGTAATCCCGCACAAATGATGTTTGGCGAGTCTGCCAATAACCCTGCGCAACGCCGTGTGCTTTATACAGAATCTTATATCAGGCTTGACCAAGACGGTGATGGTGTGGCGGAACTTCGCAAGATTTGCACCATGGGTCCGTCCTACAAGATCGTTGCCAATGATCCGGCTGATGATGTGCCTTTTGCTTATTTCTGTCCTGATCCTGAGCCTCATACACTTTTTGGTATGTCCACGGCTGATGTAACCATGGATATTCAGCGCATCAAGTCAGTGATTTTGCGCAACATGCTTGATTCATTGGCGCAATCCATTCATCCGCGCACAGGCGTTGTTGAAGGTCAAGTCAATCTTGACGACGTACTGAATAACGAGAACGGAGCCATTATTAGAATGCGTGCGCCTGGTATGGTGCAGCCGTTCACTACACCATTTGTTGGCGGTCAGGCATTCCCGATGATGGAGTACATGGACCAGGTAAAGGAAGCCCGCACTGGCATGTCCAAAGCCTCCATGGGTCTTAACGCTGACGCACTGCAATCGACAACTAAGTTGGCGGTACAAGCCACCGTTCAAGCCGCACAGCAACACATTGAGTTGATCGCTCGCGTGTTTTCTGAAATCGGCATGAAGCGTTTGTTCAAAGGTTTGTTGCGTTTGATTACGCAGCATCAAGACAAGCCACGCGTCATTCGCTTGCGCAATCAGTGGGTGCAGATCGACCCACGCGGTTGGGATGCCTCGATGGACGTAAGCGTGAACGTTGGCCTTGGTACGGGCGGTATTGATGAAAAGATTCAATTCTTGCAAGCCATTGCCGGCAAGCAAGAACAGTTACTCCAAACGCTTGGGCCAAACAACCCCTTAGTCACCATGGGTCAGTACGCAAATACGCTCACCAAGTTAGTTGAGATGGCGGGATACAAAGACTCGTCGCAATTCTTTAACCAATTGCCGATGGATTACGCACCGCCACAGCAACCACCACAACCCGATCCAACGCAAGCCTTGGCGCAAGTTCAGATTCAATCGATTCAGGCTGACATTCAAAAGAAAGCCGCCGAGCTTGCCCTTGAGCGCGAGAAGATGATCCGCGCTGATGACCGTGAGCGTGATCGTATAGCGCAAGATGGCATCCTGAAACGCCAGGAAATGGAGTTAAAGTATCAAGTTAACTTGGCGGCAACACAGGCAGAGATTGACGCCAAAGTAGCAATGGATCGTGAACGGATGCAAATGCAAGCCATCAACCAAGCCCAACAAGCCGTGACAGCGGCGCAACCCATGCAATGACAAACGACGAAAAAATACGACGCGCACAGGAAGCCGAACGAATTATCAACTCCACGCTGTATCAAGAGGCGTGGCAGCAGATTAGAGAATCATTGTTTGAAGAGTGGACGCACTCGGAAGATGCCAAACATCGAGAGGCAATCTTTCATGACTTTAAGTCCATGGACCGTCTTCAGACCTACTTTGGAAGCGTGATTACTAGCGGTACGTTGACCCGTATGGCGGCTGATCGCCAACGGAAACTGACCAAAACTTGATGGAGCGCAATAAATGAGTGAGAATTTAGCAACCGTTGAAAGCGAAAGCACAGCGGGGATGACGGTGGCGGAAGCCGCCAAAGCCTTTGAGTCGATGTTTGCCGAACCCGGAGAACAAACAGAAACCAAGGCGCAAACGGATGAAGCGCAAGCCGAATCCGATGATGTTGGCGATGTAGAGACAGACGCGGAAGAGCAAGGCGAAGGTTCCGAAGACGTTGAAGCATCGAGCGAGTCAGACGAAGACGCTCAAGAGTCAGAGCAATCCAGCGAGCCACCAAAGTTCACCGTCAAGATTGATGGCAAAGAACAAGAGGTTGAACTCAATGAGTTGATCAACGGCTACCAGCGAACGGCTGACTACACACGCAAAACGCAAGCATTGGCTGAACAGCGCAAGGCCGCTGAAGCCGAGCTGAACGCGGTGCGTGAAGAGCGGCAAACTTACGCTCAATTGCTTACGGCTTTGCAACAGCAAATCCAACAGCAGCAGGAAAACCCGATTGATATGGAGAGTCTATACAGGGACGATCCAATCGAATGGGTGCGGCAAACCGAGTTGCAACGTCAGCGCAACGAGAAATTGGCAGCATCACAAGCCGAACTCCAACGCTTGAATCAATTGCAGCAGGCCGAAGTGCAACGATCAATGAAAGCCAGGCTTGAGCAAGAAGCGCAACTTCTTGTGGAGGCTATCCCTGAATGGAAAAACGCTGACACAGCGAAATCCGAAAAGGCGGCTTTGATTGAATTTGGTTTGAAGGAAGGCTTTAAGGAAGAAGATTTGAAAGGCGTGGCTGATCACCGCGTTGTCAAATTACTTCGTAAAGCAATGCTATACGACCGGATCACGGCTAAACAGGCAACGATTAAGCCTAAGCCGCCAACCGTACAGCAGTCCAAAGTCATTGCACCTGGTAACCCTAAGTCCGCCAAAGTTTCCACGAGTGAAGTAGTCCGAGCCAAACAGCGCCTTGCAAAAACCGGCAACGTCCGTGACGCTGCCAAACTGTTTGAACATCTCATCTAAAGGAAACCCAAATGACTATCGCATCAAACACCTTCCTCACCTACTCTGCAAAGGGTATTCGTGAGGATTTGAGCAATCAGATTTACAACATCAGTCCTGAAACCACACCGTTCATGAACAACATTGGACGTGGTACGGCTAGCAACACGCTGTTCCAGTGGCAGACAGACACGTTGGCGGACAACACAACCGCAAACGCGCAACTGCAAGGTGATGACATTTCGACGTATGACGCTGTAACGCCAACCGTTCAACTGACCAATTACACACAGATTAGCCGTAAGACTGTGGTGATCTCTGGTACTGTTGAAGCTGTCAATAAAGCAGGCCGCAAGTCAGAATTGGCCTACCAGTTGGCAAAGCGTGCGGCTGAACTGAAGCGCGATATGGAAACCATCATGCTAGCCAATCAGGCAGCATCCGCTGGTGACTCGACAACGGCTCAGAAAACCGGATCGTTGCTCGCGTTCATCAAGACCAACACCGACAAGGGTACGAACGGTGCTGATCCTTCTTACACCACGCTGCCCAACGATGATCGCAGCGATGGCGTAACCCGCGCATTCACTGAAACCATTCTCAAGAATGTGCTTCAGAAAGTGTGGGAACAGGGCGGCGATCCTTCGATTGTGATGGTTGGTGCCAAGAACAAGCAAGTTGTTTCTGGCTTCAACGGTATCGCAACGCGCTATCGTGATGTGCCTGCTGGCAAGCAAGCGCAGATCATTGGCGCGGCTGACGTATATGTCGGAGACTTTGGACAAGTCAACATTGTTCCTAACCGTTTCCAGCGTGATCGTGACGCGTTTGTACTGTCACCTGACTACGCCGGTGTGCATTTCCTTCGTCCGTTCCAGCAAGTCGAGCTTGCAACAACGGGCGATGCTGAAAAGCGCTTGCTCCTCGCTGAATATGGCCTCGCCATTTACAACGAGAAAGCACACGGTTTGGCGGCTGACCTTTCGACCTAACCAGCAACAAGGAACGGGGGCGGAAACGCTCCCGTTTTCACATGGAATCAAAACTTTTCGAGCATGATCCACTTCTTGGCCTAACGCGCATTTGGCATTACGACGAGGCCACAGATACAGCGGTGATTGAAACGATTCAAGACGCAACACCTATCGTTGAAACCAATAAGGCAGAGTTCGCGTCGATTGACGAACGCGCCAGGTGGAACGGTGAAGGTCTTGGCGTACAGGTTGCATCCATCCCCATGAACATTTACATGGACTTGGTGAGCAAGGGCATCACGCGCACAGAAAAAGATTTTAAGAAGTGGCTCAATGATCCCGATAACCGATTTTTCAGGACTCGACCAGGAAGGGTGTAATGGATAAGAAACGAATTATTAGTGTATGCGTCCCGGCAAGGGACGAAGTGCATTCAGACTTTGCGTTTGACCTTGTAAACGCTGTGGCGTTTCATGTGGCGAACCATCCAAATGACGCAGTAAACGTCAACATTTCCAAGGGGACGTTGCTTGTAAGCCAGCGTTCAGAATTGGTCATGACCGCCATGGAAAACAACGCTGACGTGGTGCTGTTTATCGATAGCGATATGCGTTTTCCGCAAGATACGATTAAGCAGTTGCTTGACCGCGACTTACTCGTTGTTGCTGCCAACTGCCCGCGCAGGCGGATGCCAGTGGGGCCGACGGCGGCGAACTATGACCCAGAAACACAACGCAAGGTGCCCGTCTATACAGGCGAGCATGACACGGGCGTTGAACAAGTGGACGCTGTGGGCACTGGCGTGATGATGGTTGACACAAACGTGTTTCGCGCCATTGAGATGCCGTGGTTCGCTACGCCATGGGATGTGGCGGCTAAGGGTTATATGGGAGAGGACATATACTTTTGCAAGTTATTGCGCGACAATCAGATTCCGTTGTATATTGATCATGACCTGTCCAAACACATTGGACACATTGGAACCTGGGAATACAAGCATCAGCACACCTGGGCAATCCGTCCTCAAGAGGATGCTTACCGAGCATCAATCGGTCTTA